CGATCTTTTTCGCCTGTTGACCAACCCAGGTAGTGTTTGATTTCCCGCTTTAACCCACTTAGAAAACTCAGCGGCAACAACCTTTTTATCTGTTTTTTCGTTAATTAAGTTTAAAAGAGTAGATGATCTAAAAGCTGAAACTCCGACGTTATAAGTAAAACTTACAAGGGCATCAAATTGGTTCTGATTTACAGGTACTTTTAGAGATTCTGTGACAGCTTTTTCAAAAATAGCGAGGTCAAAACGTAAATATTCTTCCGCTTTAACTTGCGATATGGTCTGACCTTCTTTAACCCCGGCGGTGGTACCGAACCCAATAGTCCAGACGCCCACGGAATCCTGATACGCAGTAAGTCTGCAGCCTTCGAACTGTTTAAGGAGTTCAATACCAGCTGCAGAGATTTTCATTACTGGTTGTAAATATCAACACCTATACGATACTCACAACCACTGCGTCCGTTAAGCTCAATGTACATATAATGAGTCCCAGAAGCACTAATTCTTTTTTGAGTTACAGAGTTAGCACGGGCGCTTAATTTAGAAGGTTTTGCAGACATAATTTCGGTTCCTGAACCGTTCAAAATTACAACGTCGCGGACTCCGTTTTGATCCCTGATATTAACTTGCAGAATACCAGTACCATTAATCGTTAAAGGGTAATAGTCAGAAAGAGCAAAGTATCCCTCCGCTGTATATTTTTTAGAGTTTGTTGTGTTGACTACCACGCCGCTGCCGTTTACTTGTCGACGTTGGTCAAAGTGGCTAGACGTGGTGCGTTGGGCTCCACTTGTCGAAGTCCCACTAGCGAGAACAACGTTCAGCTCTAGGTTTTTAGACAGTTCAGACATTTGACAAGATACCCAATAACTATAGTTTAGCCTAAAAAAATTTAAAGGGCTGAGTTAGAATATATTCGTTGGTTTGGAGACAATAATGGAAGCACTTGTTGCCTCTCTTGCGGGATTACTAGCTTTTTTCACCTGGTTGCATGAACAGAGGCAGCGAGTTACGGATAAAAGATTTGAAAATATAAAAAAAAGATTAGAGTCTGTGGAAGAAAAAATAGAAAAACTACCGATAGACTACGTTTTAAAGAAAGATTTAAATAACGATCTCCACGAAATAAGAACATGGTTACGTTCAATTAACGACAAAATAGATACTTTGATCCTCTCTCGTTAACTACATGCTATTATAAGGGCAGAAATTAATAGAATCATGCTCGTTTACCTCACAGCTAACTGGTCGCAAATTTTAACCGCAATCGCTGCTATCCACGCTGCAGCCCTTGTAATTGTAAACTTGACAAAAACACCAAAAGACGACGAGTTATTGACCCGCGTTTACCGTGTTATCGAAATATTGGCTGGTGTAGTTACAAAACTAGTTAAGAAGTAGAAGCTTTTTTACTCTTTGTTTTTTTAACGACTTCTTCCGTTTCTGTCGGGGGAAGGCATAGAGGAAGTTTGCATATTTCCTCATACTCACGAGCCGCAATACTTTGTTCGTGGTTATAACTAAGCCATTCCCAAATAATATCTTCTCTTTCTTGATTCCAAAAAGTTTGAGATCTATACCACAGCAGCCAGTCAATATCGGACTTTGCCAGATTGCAGGTATGGCAAGCGGCTAACAGATTACCTCTTTTCGTAGAACCTCCTTTGGCTCTAGGAATAATATGATCTAAAGTATGCGCTCTTGTATCTCCGCAATATGCACACTTATTGCCCCAGGCTTCAATTATGTCTTTTCTAAACTTTTTACGGGCGTTTCTCCGCTGAAGACAACTGAGATTAAAAACAAGCTCATTCTCTTCGGAGGCGCTCACGCACAAGAAGCGTCTAAGTATATTTTACTCCAAACAAAAACACAAAATTTAAAAATGTAAATAAATAAGACACAAGGTAGCGGCTGCGCGTTCTGTGCGTTAGAATAAACCTGATTTATTAACATTAATGTCCACAACACTTCAACTTGCCTGGGTCCAGTTCAAAACCGAACGAGCTGTCACTCTTTGTCCTACAAGTTTAACCGCAGATTATAAGCAGGTAGAAAAGTGGATAAACCGATGTCCAATCACAAATTTAGAAGAAGGTCGTCAAGTTATGACTTGGGTACTAGGACAAAAACCGATTAAATCAAGTCGCAGAGTCGCTATGTACGTAAAAAGTCTCTACAAGTGGGCCGCTAGCGAAGACATTGCTTTATTAACAAAAAATCCTATAACAACTTTTAAAATGCCAAAACCTCCTCAAGAGGATATCGATGTTATCGTTATCCCTCAGAAAGAAACTTCAATAGTTTTAAGTGCTTTAGCTTCACGTTTTACAAGAAATGGGGCTAATTGGGCTCACTATGCAGAATTTATGCTTCAAACAGCAATGCGTACAGGTGAAGTCCGAGCCTTAAAGTGGGATGATATAAAAGAAAATAAAATACTAGTACATTGCAACTACACTTTAACCCACGGGCACAAAGATTCCACAAAAACAAACCGTAAGCGTTGGGTTCCCCTGAACTCAAGGGCTCAAGAGATCATACAACAAACTAAAAAAGTTGAAGATTATATATTTCCTTGGAATAGACTTGCTTTTCAAAGTTACTTTTATGACAGGATGTGTGAATTACATTCAACAGGTGCAATTGAAAACAGATACAGACCTTATGATCTGAGACACACGGCAATTAGTCGTTGGTTAGAGGCACAAATCCCGGTGGCTCAAGTTGCAAATTGGGCAGGTAACAGCTCCGAAATTATCTGGCAACATTATGTAAACGTCACTAAAGAATACGAAATGCCCCTTTTATAGAATTATTGTGTCTTCGCCACTGCTGCCAAATAAAACTGAACTACTGATTCCACCTGTGCTGCTTACACCAGTAAATATGGCATCTGTGCTTACTCCGGTAAGCCCGGAATCAGAAGTGCTACCTGTAGAGATCTCACTCACAACTACAGGTTGTTCTTGAGGAGGCCAAACAGGATAACCAGAACCGGTGATGTAAGTCGCTAGTTCGTCAGTAGTTGTAGTTGTGGTTATATAAACTACTTTTTCGTTACAACATGTACGTACAGTTTGACGCCACGATTGAACCCCGCTTGGAACAGGTGTCCCGTTATCAACCATACGAACCACGGCCCAATCGGAAGGGCTTAAAAGAGTATTTGCGGTCGTTCTTGTTTGATCTACCCAACCTGAAACTAAGACACCGTGATCTTTTGGAATTAAAGTTCCGCTGGCGGTATAACCCCAATAAAAACGCTGATCGAAATAAGGACTAGGAGGATCAGGAACCTCAGTTATACCTATTGCTGTTCTTTCCTCAGGAGAAGCTAAACGCAACCAATTTGCAGGGTAAAGAGTATTCCCTGCTTCAAAAGGAACATCTAGAGGTAAAGGGTGGCCGTTTAAAACAAACACGATAACGTATTTTTTTACGTACTTTAATTATAATCAAATTCAGGGCAGTCAGAAACCCAAGAACCGCACATTCTAAGTTCACCACCTAGTAGCTCTTGAGCACTACTTTCATCTGGTGGTTTTTCGGAAGAAAAAGAAGGACTTAATCTAACTTCTTTGTCCTGTGTGGACTCTTCGTATTGCCTAATAGCTTCATCAACGTCACGAACTATTCTTCTATTTAAAAGAACAGGATCATTGATTATAAAGTCGTTTAGAGGTTTGCTGGGAATATTTCTTTGGATTTCATCAACGGCATCATAAATTTTATCTTCGGGTATACCCGTACACTGTGACACCAACGTTACAATCGTGGTAAATAAAACGCCTATAAAAGCGTATGTGTAAATATTTTTTGTTTTTTTACCGAAATTAAAGTTCATTTTACAAAGACATAATAACTGATTAGTGGATTCAACTACTCTTTATATTCATCTTCAAAACAAAAGATATTATCTAATTCGAGCCAAATAGCATCTTCAATTGCCACATGGATTGAGTCCTCGCATGGATTTTCGGTGTGTTTATGAGCTCGACGATATCCCGCTCGAATGCCTCTCTCTATTGCATCTTCAAGCACTACACGCATTTTGACTTTCATTAGGATTTTATTGGCAAAAGTTAAAAATTATTGTAACTCTGCGTGATCGGAGATTGGTCCTCCATAAAGCCACGCATCGCAAGTACGCGCAGCAGCACACTTAAATTTAAATAATTGACAGTAGCCTAAGTTGGCTCTTTCTTGGACATCCCAAGGATCTGCCATTTGTTTTTCGTTAATACCTTCAACTATGCAATTCAAAATTTTATCGGACTGATCAAAAGCGGCGCAATTACAGCAACGAGCTGTTTGGGCGGTTTCAACGTCCGTGTTCCACATATCTGCTTTTTCTTCCCAAAACCCATGGTCAGGACTCGAAGGGTTCATAGGACCATACCTAAATTTATCTATCGTCCAGTTCCTATTTTTTATATTTTCTTCCACATTTGCGGTGGCGCTAGGACAAACGTTACTCACTTGCGAGACACGTTTATTTAAGAAAATTTCGGCTTTTTTGTTCATTCCGTAATTATAAACAGATACACCGAAGGATTAAGCCCTCTTAGTTTTTAAATAAATTTTTTTAAATATTCTTTGTTTTGTTCCTTAGAACTGCAGTAGAATGACTGTAAATTGTATAGCTAGAAGGGCGTTAAAAACAGATGAACCCTGCTGATTTTTTAGATCGTACAATTGATTTTTTAATGGAGCGTTTTG